CTGTGCCTCGATCTTTGCGACCAAGTTAGCCATACATTTACTTGTATCAAGTGCCATTAGATATCACCTTCTTTGCGATTGTTTGAGTAAAACGGATCAAATGTTCCACCAGGATATCTAGCTTCCAATTTGCGAACATTTTCAGCAATTACTTCATTTGGATCCAAATCAAGTGCATTACAAGCATTGATCCAGTACCACATAACATCGCCAAGTTCTTTCTTGAGATGCTCTGCAGTATCAGGAGTAAACGGCTTGCCTTGAAACAAACATTTCTTGACAATCTCTTGTGCTTCGCCAGCTTCGCTTGTCAGACCGATCATAGCAGTCAGAAGAAGCGGAGCGTTTGCACGCATGTGAACATCCATCAAGCTATCATAAAACTTCTCAACATTCTTGCTCTGCTCGCTGGTAACAGCGCGAACGAAATCGGCATACTTTTCAAGATCAATCATTAGATACTCCAGATCAAAAGGATCATAACTACGGGAAGTGCGAGGAAATGAAACACCATTAGCGAACGACCAGTCCACATAAGCCATTTCTTAGAAGCAATCTCACTTCGAAACACAATACCAAAGACAGCAGTGCAAGCACCAGTCACGACTAAGGTTAGGATAAGTTGCAGACATTGAATTGGTGTCATATCAAAACTCCGAGATGGCTTCCGTCAGCTGACGCAGACGATGTTCGATGAAATAAGTGAAGATTTTATTGCGAGGATTATACTTGTATGTAGCATACGCTTCGACGATCTGTTTCTGAAGTTCTTCAGGAATACAATCAAGATCAACCATCATCTTGTTACGATGATAGTTACGCAGCATCTCACCTTGACAATATGCTTCAGGTTCTAGCAACGTCCACTCTTCTAGCTTCTTCTTGGGCAGAGGCTTCTGTCGACTACCAGAAACAAACGTATCGTCGGCAGACAAGAAGTTAGGAACACCATCGCCGCTATCGCCTTGCAGAATATGATACTGCTTGAACCGCTCTGGGTTTACGTCAGGCGTAATAAACTTCTTGCCGATAGGAGAGAACTGAGCAACGTTGTCATACTTCTGCAACTGCGCAAAGTCTTTGTCGCCAGATACAATTAGGATCTTCTCGGTCACAATACCATGCTGACCATAAGCATGACAGAGAGCGCCGATGATATCGTCAGCTTCTGCACGATCAAAGCGCAGAACTGGATATGGCATATTCTCTTCTAGCTCGTCACGGATCTTATGGAGAGCATTGAAAATCAACGACCAATCGTGCGCAGACTTCTCACGCGCCTTCTTGCGACCAGCCTTGTAGTGAGGATAGATTTCTCGACGCCAATATGACGGACCGTCAGCACAGATAACGATCTCACCATACTCAGCGCCAAACTTTTTCTTATATAAGCGAATGCTCGACAGAACCATATGGCGAACCATATCCTCATCGAGCTTGCTGTCATTGTTAGCCAATTGCATCATGATATTTGAGATCATGACTTGGCTGAAATCCACGAGAATCATAATTTACTCCATTGCATGATAGTATCATATACCATCGATGCGAGATTGTCAAGCCGGATCGAACTCGTCGTCGTCATTGTCTGGCGTCAACTCACCTAAAGTTTTGACTGTATGCTCAACGACTTCTTGGAACGGATGATGTAAATCCATCGTGTTGAGAAGCGCAGAACGCAAGGCTTCAACGGCAAAACCAAAGTGTTTGTCGAACTCGTTGTTGAAGACATCAAAGCCTTGCTGAGCTAACTTGTTAGCAATATGCGTGGCATACGCTTCTGTAACTTCATCAATATACTCACGTTGTGTAGCTTCGCGTGCGGCCTCATCGATTGCTGGCGGAACAATGCGAGTGTTCTTCTTAGGGAACCTTACAACGTTGTTATTTGATTGCCCTGAGGATGACAGTGAACTCATTGATACGTCCATTGGTTGATGCTTCTTTTGTCTTGAGGTTTTCAAATGCGCGTTCTGCAGCTTTAGCTGTTGAACCAGTGATTAGCGGGAGAGTGTCTGCTGGCTTGCGCAGCTTCTTTTGCTGAGAACCTTCTTCATTAAAACCTTGAAGCGTAGTTCCCTTGACGGACAAACCTTGATCCGATACGTAGTGAGCCAAGACGTTATATTTAGTGTTGAAGACCCACAGCTCACGTGCACCGATGATCTTGGTCGGATCGACCGATACAATCTTCAGCTCTGTATGTTCTTTCTGGAACTTCAGCTTACCGACAAGCTTGTCGGCAGTCTTAGGCTTGGTCTTGCGCGGCTTACGCACAACCGACTTGCGGCTATTCGACAGATAGGATTCGCAGTCTGCAATAATACCAGAGAACAGATCGACTCGTTCCTTGAGCTGCTTCTTGGTCAGATACGCATAAGCTTCCTTGAGCTGTGGATCAGCATTGCGCTCTGATGCTTCAGCCAGTTCAGCAAACCAGCCAGCATAGTATTCCATGACTCCACGAACATCAGTCGGCTTCGCACTTTTGTTTTTCAGCCATTCATAGAAGCCAGTCAATGACTCAGCTTCATTGTCGATCATCTGTTCGATATCGTTGATGAGTTCGTTGACAGGAAGTTTCTGTGGCACGACTGCCTTTACTGCTGCTTGTTTCTTATCTTCTGCAACCAAGTTTGCGCCTTTGCGACACAATTCCATGATGCGAGCCTCGACCTTCTTTCGACGTTCGATGTCTTCCCAACCCATAACATACATGCGAGCCAGAGCAGCTGTCGTGCTATTGATCTGGGAGTCAGGCAAACGATTGAACATCACGACCGTAACCCTTGGCATATTTACCGTTTCCATAAACTCCACGATAAACTTGCGTGCATCTTTGGCGTCGAAGAAATAGTTATACCAATTCAACGCAGCCATCTCGCGGACAAGCAGTTCACTCTCGTTGAGAAACTGCAAATCCTCCCAAGTGGGTTCGCCACCAAGATGTCTGGCGTCTGCGCCACGAGGAAGGATTGTTTTGCGCTTCTTTACCTTGACGGACAACAGACTTTTAGCCATAAGTCACTCCTTTGATTATGTCTATTATAGTCTGTTGGCTAGCAAATGTCAAGCCGGTCTATTTGCTAGGGATTGAAGGAAATCTTGCCATTGATTGGCTCGTGTATCCCAATTATAGAACGAGTCGAAGTAGGCTTTTTGGAACTTGAGCCTTTCTTGATTGAATGGCGATTTATAATCACGAATAACCATACCCAAGATACCTGCAAACATATTGGCATGCTTGTTATTGTTTTCCGTCCAGCCATACTGAACTGCAAAGTTGGCGCAGGTTTCAGGCAACGCAGCCAGCGTTGGGCAAATAACATTACAACCAGCACTCATAGCCTCGATGACTGAGATACCAGAAGTTTCAGGCCATATGCTAGGATATGCGTAGATGTGTGCTTTCTTCAGAGCTTCACGAATCACGCTGTTAGGTTGCCAACCATGATACGTCATGTTCGGATGGTTCTTGATACGCTCGAACAACGGAAGATATGGCTCGTCGCGAGCAGGCCATCCGTAGATACCAAACGACGAGTAAACATCGAGATGGAAATCAAGACCCTGCTTTGCGAGGAACTCTACCACAGGAACCAGAAGCTCCAGACCACGATGCGGAGTCGTATGATAGATCAGATTGATCTTACCTTCAGGCTTTTCATGAGTTTCAAAAGGAACGATTGCGTTCTGAAGAACGATACCCTTATCGTAAGGAACGCCAAGACCGAGATTGTAAGTTGATTGCTGATAGTGAGAAACAAACACAAGCTTCTCAAATCGATCTAGGCTTTTAGTATCCTTTAGATGTTGTGACTCTGGATCGTCAAATGTATCATGCAACCAAAGAATGTTCTTCTTTGTCTTGCTGATATTCTCTTCGCGCACGCGCGAGCAGATGATATTGAATTGATCTAGCAGACCAGCAGGCAGACGTTGCTTTAAGCCAGCAACCATTTGCTCTGTACCACCTTGCGAACCAAGATGTTCGTATGTACCATTTTGTGCAGGACCAAGTTCTTCCATAGGAAGAGACGATTCTTTTAGCCCAGAGATATTCAGTTTAGTCATTCGGTTCACCTACCCATACAAGTTGTTTAATGATAAAGGATCTCCATCCATTACTATCTATATCCCAAACAGCAAGCACATCTGGATTATCTTTCTTTGTGCTTTCGTTTGTTGATGCTGGCAGATACTTTTCATTGAGAGTGCAACGCATCTCACGAAGAGACCCATCCTTCTTTACAAACTGAATATCCAAGATACCTTGGCGCAGTTGTTCTGAGATAGATTCCTTAGTCCACATTAGATTTTCCTTCCAAGATACTTTGCTTCGGTACCATCGGTAATGTATTGTGTTGCGCCTTTGTTATAGGCAGGAGCCACACGCATAGCTTTCTCTTCGATAGCCTTGATTGTCTCTGGCTTCTCTGCGTGATCGCGTTTCCACTTGTGATCGTTGCGGATATCTTTCTTGGCTGCAATACCACCGGGAATGGTATTAGACAGCGGAGCAGCATTGGACTCAACAGAAAGAGAATATGAGAACTTCTTAGTGGATTTGGTTGGCTTAGTATATCCAACCTTAGAGAGAAGTTCTTGTGTAAGGCGTTGTGATTCAATCATAGCCTGTGTTGGCTTACGAGACTTACGCTTACGCATGTTGGTTGTGGTATAGTAGATTGGAAGAATAGCCATATCTGACCCCTATTGACAATATAGATTATAACGCCAATAGGGGTAATTGTCAAGTCATTTCTATCCAGCCAGTGACGATATATTTCGTGTTGCTGATTGGCGGGTTCCCGCGATGCGTATGCGTGAAGCCAGCAGGCCATAGAATGAATCTGCCTTGCTTGGCTTTGACTCGCTTTGGATAGTAGAGGAACTCAGTTTCCCCGCCTTCATCCACATCATTGAGATATAGAATAAACGTAGCCACACGACGCATATTCTGTGGGCTATCATCTTCATTATGCCAAACATGATATCCGCCACCGATCTCGGTCTTCTGAATCTTAGCCAAACGAACAGTCATGTTTGCCATCTGATTCAACGCGCCATACTGCTCAGCGTATGCTGGATATACTGTATTCCAGAAACGTTCAGTCATCATACGAAACGGAGCAATGTCAGAGATATCGAGTTCCATTCCAGATAAGAAATCAGAAAAGTAAAACTGATCATCTTTCTTTACAGCGGAGTTCGTTCCTTCTTTCTGCCGACTGATAGTGAACCCAGCTCTTTCCATACGATTGAACGAGTCGATGAATTGCTGACACTCTTGAGCAGAGAACAGATTATCATGCTG